CTATCGGTGGTAACGGTGGTACAAGCATCTCTGGTGCTACTACTGACACTGCTGCTGGTCTTGTTGACTCGCTCTACGCTGTTGCTCGCTCGCTTGACGAGAAAGACGCTCCAGACGAAGGTCGTTTTGCTATCCTGACTCCTTCTCAGTACTACACTCTCCTTACTTCCGACAACGTTGCGATCAATCGTGACACAGGTGGTGTAGGTAATGTTGCAACTGGTAAGATCGCTCAGGTCGCTGGTATCAACCTCTTCAAGAGTAATCACCTTGATAGCGTTATCGATCTCGGTGATGCTTCTGCTGTTGCTACTGATGACGGCGCATCTAACAATGATGTGTTCGGTGCTGGTGGTGCTGGCTACAATGGTGACTTCTCTGGTCTTGCCTCTGGCGGTGCTAAGGGATTCCTTGCAGGTACTAAGGAAGCTATCGGTACTGTTAAGTTGCTCGACTTGGCTACTGAGTCTGAGTACCAGATCCAACGCCAAGGTACATTGTTTGTTGCTAAATACGCAATGGGCCACGGATCTTTGAGGCCAGAATGTGCTGTGAAGGTTCTTCCTGCATAGTAATTAACAATTAAGCGGAGCCCCTTGGGACAATCCCCTTGGGGCTCTTTTTAAACCACACAACCCACTATCTATTTGAAAGAAACTAAACAGTGCCGCATTTGCAAAGAGGACAAGCATCTCAGCGAATACCATGTTCACAGTCATAAGACTGGTAAGTTACGCAGTGAGTGTAAGGCTTGTAGACGTAGCAATGATCTCAACCGCACTTATGGGATTAATGCAGATGAATATAATGCCCGTCTAGAATCCCAAAAAGGTGTTTGCGCTATTTGCGGCACAGACACGCCCACAGAAAACCATGACGAAACTCGTCCACATCTTTACGTAGACCATTGTCACACCTCAGGAGCCGTTAGAGGTCTCCTCTGTAGTTCCTGTAACACTGGTCTTGGACTTTTCAAAGACAACCCTGAGCGCCTAAAAGCCGCCATTCAATATTTAACAAAGTAAATAATATGCCTACAACCTCGCTCTCTACGACTCTCCTTGAGTCTGTAAATATCGTCCTTGCTAACTTAGGTGAGTCTCCAGTTAATTCTCTTTCTGGTGGTGCTCTGCCACAGCAAGTGTCGCTGGCGTTAAACACAATCGAGGAAGTAAGTACTGACATCCAGTCTAAAGGCTGGTGGTTCAATCAACAAACAGGAAGCAACTACGACACTACTGCCAATGTTGTTATCTATCCGAGTAATACCACTAACGAGTGGGGTTCGGACATCCCAGAGGAAGCACGACGGTACATCACAATCCGTGCTTCTCGCATCGCACAAACACGCTTAATTGGCTCAGAAGAGCTACAAAAATTTAGTTATAACGAGGAGCTAGTAAGTCTAGCAATCCTCCAACAAGCTCACGTTCGTAACTCCAACGGAACCCTAGACTTTAACTCGTTCCCAGCGGAACTCAGAGGTCTTGGAATGGACGAGGTTATGTTCCTTCAAGGGAACGTGGAGGAGAAGATTGGAACCCTACGCCTCGGTGGTGAACTAGCTACCATCGCTAAGACTAAAGCTGAGACAGACCTCATAGCTGACCAAGAGGCACTGGTTGCCGCTCAAGTTCTCACGGAGGCTGAGAATACTTCTAAGGTAGCCGCTGAAACATCCCTCATTGGCGAGCAAGAAGACCTTGTAGAAGCTCAAGCTTTAGATGTAGCGGCTGATACTGCGCTTAAAGGACTCCAAGGTTCTCTTGTCGAAGCGCAAACTACAGACGTAGGGGCTGATACAACACTGAAGGGAAAACAAGGTTCTTTAGTTGATGCTCAAGCCGCCGACGTAGCAGCTGACACCACCCTCAAGGGTAAACAGGGCAGTCTTGTAGACGCTCAAGTTACAGATGTAGCCGCTGACACATCTCTCAAAGGTAAGCAAGAAGACCTTGTAGAAGCTCAAACCACAACCGAGGCTTCTCAGCAAGGTTCACTTGATGCTCAAGCTACAAAGTTCACAGGTGAAGGAACTTTAGCAACAAACCAAGCGGCATTAATCACTGCTCAGAAAGACCAATTAATTGCCCAGACTGCCATCGAAGTGACAGCCGAGAAAGCTTTCTACGATGGTGTTGTTGCGGGCACTCAGGATACCTACCGAGACTTTGCCGCAGAGATGCGTATCATGGGTGTTCAAGAGTCCACATTCCAACAGACCCCTGCTTACAAGAAGATAGAGATGCTGAAGGATGCCGCAAAGCTACGCCTAGTGACAGCCACGGAGACAGGAACATCAGCAGAACTCCTAGAGGTCAACAAGGTGATGCGCTTTATTGGTGAGCCTCCAGTGACAGCTCTTAACGACAACTCCTTGGCTTCTGAATGTGTTCGCCTACTGCGTGACACCGACACAGAGCTACAAGGACGTGGATGGTATTTCAACGTTGATGAAGATGGTGTAATTGTTCCTAAAGCACTCGGTGACACCCCACAGAAGTACCGTGAGTACCTCAGTGTTCGTGTAGCTATCTTATTGACCGAGCTATACCCACAGAGCGGTGTAGACATCCAGCGTCTTCCTAAGATGGAAGCAGAGCTACGGGCTTACTTTAAAGACCGTGAGTTTGATGATGCTAACTACTCCATATTTGACAGCTACGACGTAGCATCCAGAATTGGTATCAACCGTAACTACGACCTTACATAATGCCCTTAATTAATACAGCCGTTCCTAACCTTATCCAAGGTGTCTCTCAACAACCTGATGCCACTCGTTTTGATGGTCAATGTGAGGAGCAGGAAAACGCTCTTAGCTCTGTTGCAGATGGATTAAAGAAACGCCCTAACACTCGGCACGTTGCTCGTTTAATGCAGACGGCTATTGATTCAAATAGTTTTGTACATTTCATAGATAGAAGTGAGCAAGAAAAATATGTGATAATACAGCAGACGGACGCTTCAAATCCCACCCAGAATGTACTAAAAGCTTTCAATGCTAAAACAGGAGCCTCTTGTACGATTAATGGTAACACTTCTCACAGTTTGGCTAGTTCAGACTACTTGAGTTCATCAGACCCCTCTAGTAGCACCCAAGCTTTAACTATTGCGGATACAACCTTTCTCAATAACTCCTTAAAGACGCCTCAGTTAAACACCTCTAAGTCCCCAAAAAGTCAGAAGGAAGCTATTGTTGTCGTACAGCAGGGGGATTACGACACTAATTATGTTATAAAGCTTAGCTCGTCACCAATCCTGTCTGGAGGTGCTGCTCCAGCGGGGACACCCGCAACCTTTAATTCACCTATACTTGAGGCAATTACACCTGCTACAGTTCCAGCTACTTATAAATTAAAGTCTAACCAATTTGGGCCTAGTCCTATTAACAGTCCTTTAGCTAGTGGGGGAGTTGGCTATAATCAGAATAATAAAGAAATCTTTGTTAGTAGTAATGGTGTAATATCTCAACTTCCTCAGATTGAAAGTACAGTTAATAATAATGGAGCCATCTCTCAACTTTCTTTAATAAATTCTGGTGTATTTGAATCAGTATTAGGAAGCTCTACGGTTCTAAATTTAGCTGTCACAATGACCACATCAGAGTCAGGTTCTTTTGCGGGTCAGTATTACACTGGACAAGTAAATTACACGCTAAGAATACAAGGACAGTCCCTACAGGATTACAACAATCTTGGTCGCCCTGTTATTGATTTAAACTTAGATAGTCTGACAGGGACTAACACATCAGCAAATTCTAGGGGAGGTATATTGGAGTATCAAGGAGGTACATGGCCCTTAAATTTACGAAGTAATGGTAATTTTTCAAATGTTCGATTTAGCACTACAGGTTATATTACGGGAACTAAGTATTATAATAATGTTAGCTCGCAGGGAGGATGGCTTCCATATGAAGCAGCCAGTTCACTTCCTTCAAATTGGGCTTCTCAAGCGCACACTGAAAATATAACCCTTAACAACTATATAGCGCCAACAGTTACTTTAACAGCAGGGACGCCCGTTGGCGGTACTACAGGAACAGTCGAAGGCTCCATAAAAACTAATGGGTCTGATGCAGTAGATGCACGTAAATTTATTAATACTGACTATATTGGAAGCCTCCTTAAGAATGACTTAACCGCTAAAAACACCTCCGCACTCTTCTCTATAGTCCAAGACCAAAACCTCTTAATACTTCGTCCCTCTTCCCCAACTACTCAGGACTTTTATGTAAGCACGTCGGATGGCTTAGCAAATGATGCGCTTCAACTTCTATACAAGGAAGTCGCTTCAATTTCAGACCTACCTGTATATTGCAAGAACGGTTTTAAGATAAAAATTCAAGGTGATTCTGGCCTTGATGAGGACGATTATTATGCAGAGTTTGCTACAAACGATAATTCTACATATGGGTCTGGGGTGTGGAATGAGTCGATTGGTTTTGACGTAAAAACACAAATGGACGCAGACACAATGCCTCACGGTTTAGTAAACGTAGGTCTAAATGAATTTGTGTTTGGAGCTTTTAATGGTCAAACGTTATCAGCACCTCAATATGGTAATTACACTCTAGCACGATGGGGAGAAAGAACAGCGGGGGATGATGAGTCTAACCCATTTAATTCTTTTATAGGAACGAAGCCTATAACTGCGATGACACTGTTTAAAAACCGTCTGGGTTTCTCGTCGGGAAGTAATGTTGTCTTTTCTGAGGCTGGTCAGTTCTTTAATTTCTCACGCACAACCGTACGTAGTTTACTAGACTCAGCTCCTATTGATGTATCAGTGTCCTCTCCGCAGGTAGCAGACATTACATCCTGTGTTCCGTTTCAAGGAAGTCTTATTTTGTTTTCAGATAGGATGCAGCTTAAATTAGCTGGAGGAGATATATTGTCACCTAAAACTGTTTCAATCACTCCTGTAACTCAGTTCGCTTATCAATCCAAAGCCGAGCCTGTCGTGTTAGGTTCTTATATTTATTATCCTTTTAACCGTGGAGGATTCTCAGGGTTAAATGAGTTTAATGTTAATGCTACAACAGATACTTTTGATGCTAGCGAGATTACAGAACACGTCCCTGCTTATATTCCTAGTAATATAAATATAATGGCAAGTTCTGCCTCGGAAGATTTCCTTGTAGTATCTAATAAAGGCAGCAGTGATATGTACATTTATGTCTATTTTTGGAATAGTAATCAAAAGGTTTTAAGCTCTTGGTCTAAGTTTAGTTTTACAGGGAAAATAGAGGGAATTAGTTTTAGTAACTCTACCCTCTACGCAGTCATCACTCACAATGGTGAGACGAACCTCGTAGAGATGCCCCTAGAGTCTGGTCTTACAGATGCTGCGGGGTACATTACTCACCTCGACAACCGAGTAGCCGCTACAGTCACCAACGGCTCATCTACAATCACCCTACCGTACACCCCAGAGGACAACTCAGTAGAAGTTTACACGACTGATGGGTTAAAACTGAACTGCACTAACTCAGGAGCTACTGTTACTCTTGCTCAAGCAGTCTCAGGAAACACAGATGTCTGGGT